AGAACTAGAGCAGCAACTCGGAGGACTATTCTCCCTGCTGACTGTTGAGTTCCTTGTGCCTAACCTCAGCAGAAAGCTGTCAGTAGCACAGAAGACTGGAGAGATTCCAAAGCTACCGAATGTAGTGAAGCCAACGATTGTCGCTGGCATCAATGCACTAGGCAGAGGATCAGATAGAGATGCTCTTACACAATTCATGACAATCATTGCGCAGACAATGGGTCCTGAATCTATCGCTCAATACATCAACCCAACTGAAGTCATCAAGCGTATGGCTGCAGCACAAGGTATTGATGTACTCAACCTTGTGAAGTCTGAAGAAGAACTACAAGGTGAACAACAACAAGCACAACAACAAGAGCAACAGATGGAGCTAACGAAACAGGCTTCACAGATTGCTGCTGTTGGACAAAAACAACAGGAGATTGACAATGGCAACCAACAAGCCCAGCAGGCCCCGCAGGGCACCGCGCAAGGCTAAAGAAGTAACGCCAGAAACCCCACCACTTTCTCAACCTGAGAATAAATATGCGCCTAAGCCGAAGGTGGGTAGACCAAACCTAAGAAGCCCAATCATCGTTAAGAACGTTGGGCTTGGAAACCTTACCGTAGAAACAGCAAATGGCACAACTGACGTATGACCCTACACCTGCTGACCAGCCTGAGTTCAGTGCTGAGGAGCAGGATTCACTAGAAGTAGGTGAACGATTAAATCAAGAGGAAAGCGCACTCCTTGCAGGTAAATACACCAATGCAGAAGAGCTAGAGAAAGCTTACCTAGAACTACAAACAAAACTAGGTAGTGAAACTAAACAACCTGAAGAACAAGAAGAGCAAGTCGAACAGGAAGAAGAGTCTGAATACTCAAACCTGTTTGATGAGCTGTGGAACAAAGCACAGACTGATGAAGTCAGTGACGAACTGATTAATCAACTGAACGAACAGACACCTGAGGATCTCACTCAGATGTATATGGAGTACAGGCAACAGGTAGAAGAGTCAAAACCACCAACGATGACCAGTGAAGACGTTGAAGGTCTGAAGGGATTGGTTGGTGGTGATGAAGGTTATAACAACCTAATCAGTTGGGCTGCAGAGAATCTATCTGAACAAGACATCAGTATGTATGACGCAGTGATGGATAAGGGTGATCCCCTTGCTTGCTTTTTTGCAGTCCAAGCTTTGTCTTATCGCTACCAAGACACTCAACCTGTTGATGGACAGATGCTTACTGGTAAGCCAGCTGTTGATCGTGTGAATGCATTCCGCAGTCAAGCAGAACTTGTAGCTGCACAAGCAGACCCAAGGTATGACAACGATCCTGCGTATCGACAGGATGTCTACGCAAAACTTGAACGATCAAATCTACAATTCTAAAGTAATGAACAACGCAGAACTATTGAATGGACGCCTGGCAATGCTAGGTGTCATTGCTGCTATGGGAGCATACGCAGTATCAGGTCAGCTGATTCCTGGTGTGTGGTGATGGCTGCAAAGAAGAAGCCAGCCACCAAGCAACGCTTGGACAAAAGCTGCTGGAAAGGCTACAAGAAATCGGGCACCAAAGTAAAAGGTGGAACCCGAGTAAATAACTGTGTGAAAAAGAAATGATCGAGTGCCCACAATGCACTCCCGCTCAGCAATACGTCTTAGAACAACTACAAACTTCAGCAGGTGTAACAGACCGTACTGCGTTGGCAGTGATTATGGGTAACATCAAACAGGAGTCAAACTTCAGATCTAATGTATGTGAAGGAGGAGCAGTTGTTCCTTATGACCGATGCTTAAGAGGCGGGTATGGCTTAATACAATGGACCACACCAGCTAGATACAATGGACTAGGAGCGTTCTGTAAGAAATATGATTGCGAACCTTCAAGTCTAATTGGACAAACACGTTACATGATTAATGAGATGAGGTTTAGGAATGACTTGTATGCATTCCAAACCAATCATCAAACAGTTCAATACTATATGAATGCTGCCTACTACTGGTTAGGCTGGGGCATTCATGGTAATCGAACTAAATATGCTTATTCGTTTTTAAGTAAACTAACATAAGCATTCCTTCCGTTCATCCGCAAGGACGCATGCTACTAACTGTATGGAACGGGACAGTTAGATCTCTTAAGGAGAAACACAATGACGAATCTTGAAGTGAAGCAACGAGTCCGTGAACAGCAGCAAGCTGTCAAGGAATCTAAGCTCAAGTATCGCGGCGTGGCATACACACGAGATC